GCACTTCATAAAGCTGGATATACGACTTTATTTGTTCGTGTAACAATCGTACCGCTGTTGCATCATCTAGTTCATACATCAATCGGGTCTTCTCCATAAAGTGGATATGGTTTACTTACACTATTTTTCTTGTGGTATTCCTTCGCAGCCTCTATATTTACGACATTCCAGTGGTCATAAGACTTGACGTGCTTCCACTTGATTGCGGAATTACGTGTGTAGCTTAATATGGAGATAAGTTCTTTAAGAATGAACCCATAACACACTATTGCGTCTTCTTGCGACCCCTCAGCCTTCCATGTCTCAGCGTCCAGTTTGTGCAGCTCGTAGATCGCATCCTTATCGTCTATAGCCATCCCTTCAATTCCTTCCATGTGTATTTTTCAAACTGCATCCTTTTGTGTTTCCAATCCACGGTCTTTATCCACTTTATCATCGACGACTGAATATCCTCCAGTTCTCCGAATATGTATGGCTCGTGAGTCTCTGGGCGCGGATCGTCAGCCCGCCACACCCTGCGTACTGCATTCCAGGTTCTTATCGCCTGTTCGTCATCAATAGTCATCTAAATACTCCAGGTCTGTATCCCAGTCGTCATCATACAGACTTTCTTCGGCTCCATGCCATGTCGTACACCCCTCTAGGTGTTCCCACTCGAATCCATGGTCGGACATATGCTTGAGGATTCCACACAGCCTTTCAAAAATAAAGCCGCTGGTATCATGTGAATACGACTCCATGGGGTATATTGTTCGGATTGCTTGTTCGTCATCCATCAATATCCCCTTGTTATTCTTTTTATTGATTCCCACCTTATTCCTACGCTTGTTGATGACCGCCAAAACCAATTTCCAATGTCATGCAGGTAGTTATATATTTTTATCCTTTCGCCTTGATACATACTGTTGTACCAAAAATGCAGGGCGTATAGTGATTCTTGATCGTTCATATTACACGTTGCAATTCTTCCCAGTTTGGGTATTTTAGAAATGGTGGTTTTTTTGGCTGACGTTAAATGCCAGTAACTTCACCCCCGTTTTCCACAGGTGAAACATGGTGTTGAATATAAACGGTCTTTTTTTACCGTCGCCTCGCTGGCCAACGTGCATTCCTGTCTCAAATAGAAATATAATCCGAATTGCCGTTTCATCGTCTATAGCTTGGCAAGCTTTAATTGATCCCACGTTGGATTGACGTATGCGTTCACCCCAGATATAGTAGTTACATAAACCCCCAGATTGGCCCATCCTATCATTTCCTTAAATATAAAGCCGCCGTGTTGCGGCGAGTGTGCCCGACAATAAAGATTGTGCAGTAATCTTACGGCAGTCTCGTCGTCTATTTGTTTCGGTAGTTTTCTTTTCTTCCCCATACCCATCTTGCGTAATAATCCCCTATATCCAGGAGTCCGTCTAATATGAAGGGCTTGTCCCTCAGTGATGGTAAGCCGAAAGTCTGGCCATGATGCCAAGCTATAACTTGGAGGCATTCAACGTCTTCGTATTGTTCGCGGTCGAATCGAAGTTCCATGGGTCTATATCGTCGTTGTAAAAGCTGCGTGGCCAGTTGTTTATCGACGCGTGAACCGTTGCTTCAGACGCCTCCATAAGTACAGGATAAATAAAGTGATCGTCGTCTTCTTCCATTGCCCACATACCACCCCCAAAATACAGCCACCGATGGATGCCCATGTATTTGCAGATGACATAATCATCAACTACTTGGCTAGCGGTTTCGCTATCGAGTATAGGTAATTCTCCATCGAACTTTTGTACTTCATGTTCGCCCATCGGTATATGTACTCCCTTCCTATAATCTTGTAAGTCCATTGGCTGTATTCCGATTGGCCATACCCACGCTTGAGGGTAATAAACAGAGAATCCATGTAATCATATATAAAGTACCCCGCCTTGACACGGGATGCCATCGCGTGTGACATCATTCGCATTAACGTAGCGTCATCCAGGTCGGAAGGATCGTATTGGTCTTCTAGGTTCTCAAACATCCGACAATTCCACCCCTGCCACCAATCAAGCGTGACTCTCGCTCTCCACGCTAACGGAGTAGGTTTCATTTTTTTCTTTCTTACTGATTGCCTTGTGTAGTTTACCTGCTAGTACGTTTGCTATGATGAACGGGTTGCATAACATCGCCATTAAGGCGATTAACACAACGCAAAATCCGAACCCAGCAAAGGCGGCGAGGGGGACGTATTCTCTGAACATCTTTTCCCAGGCTATACCATAATCAGTTAAGCCAATCCATTGGTCCGATTCCCTGCATAAGTCCATGATCGTTCTCCAATTGGGGGGTTTCATATCCTTCCAGCAATACTCAGGATCGCCTTCCAGGTAACGATTCGCCATCAATGTGAACACTCTCCACGGCTCCTGCTTAAATTCCGTCGCTTCGATTGTCTCGTAAAACATATTCCTGTATCGCATCGTGTAGTGACATGCGTACAGGCAGTTTTGGTCATTAAGTTTTTTCATAGCCTTCTCCATCGGGAAAGTCTTTGTATTTTCTCACGAATATCACCACCGTCAATGGTGAAGGCTTTATTTTCACCGAATTCACGGTCGTACCTGTCAGCTATTAAGTATCCAATCTGTCGCCAAGTGCCGGTGCGTTTCGTAAATCTTTTGAGGCTATACATAAATGGACCAACGCCATAAGACTGTTTACTACCGTGCAATAACAGAATAGCTAGCTGGTCGTCGATCACGTTTTGGTCCCTCCTCCCAGATATCCCACCACGTCGGAGTAATTTCCAAATCATCCGGGTCGTAGGCTGCAAGTTCTTCCTGTAGCGCCAACCAAATGAATGGCTGCACGTCATATGTTACGTCCCAATACCATCCGTGCATTATGGTAACGGCTGTTGCGTCGTCAACTTTATTAGGGCATGTCCTGTGCGGCATATGATTTATAGTACCTGTTACTTTAGTAGCTTAACGTACCAGTCCCAGGGAGTGCTGTTGCTAGACTGCATACCAAGCCAGTTAAGGATAAAGGCATCGCGTCCTCTGTATTTTCCTCCATGGCACGCGAAATGCAGAATTCTGATTGCATTTTCGTCATCTACTGAAAACATACTGCCATCCCTTCACGCCTTGCATCTGTGCAACTTCTAGCCATGTGTGTCCACTCTTGCTTACGACTTCCAGTAGATCGCAGTAGATCATATTGGACCTGTCGCGGGAAAGGTTGTAGTTTGCCATAAGCCGTAGCGTCGTCTGATCGTCCATATTCTCACTTACAGTCAATTGCTTCCCCACCAGCAATAATCACAAGTTCCCGCAGGGTGAGGACATGCTGCGGTTGGTTCTCGTCCAGGGTGTCTACTATATGGGGGTAGATATCTTCAAAGTCGCGTATGAAGTATGAGTCATCGAACCAATCGCTGTCAAGGTCTTTTGATAACTGCCACCCGATATACATAAACGAAGCATCGTCTATGAATCGCCCTTTCGATCCGATGACTTTACTTTCCATGTCGTTTTTCCTTTGGTTTCCGTATGCCGTTTGCGGTTCAGATAGCTTGCGAAATCACCTGATAGGTTCGTCCATGCGGACTTCTTGATTAAAGGTAAAGCCGTTTTTACCAAATCGTCTAAGTCCTCTTGGCTTAACATCCCACTTGTTAATTGTTCTAACCCTATTACAATGAAAGGACTCTTGACCTTTTTTCCTCTAGTCGATTTCATATTGCGTATGAATGTTGCATCATCACTCTGGGAAGCGGACATAATTCGTGGCCTGCATGTTGTGGGTAACTACGAGAGTGTTCGTTATTCTCTTAAAACTGACCCGTTTATATTAGCAGAATTAGAAGCGTGGGCAAGGGCCTTCGATGATTTAGAAGTCCCGCTAGGCGATATAATAAGGATATACCATGAAAGTAGCGATAGTCTGCACCAGAGGACAGGTCCAATGGGGACGTACACTCCGGGCGATAAAGGATTCTGGATTCAGTATTACCGAAGTCATTACTTGGCCCAGGACGCGAATGCTCGACGATTTGAGGAAATATACGAAAAGACACGGGATAAACGTAAGGGTGTTTAAGACTCATTGGGAGGCGAACAAATCTGACGCTCCCTACGTAAGGGACAGGAAGATTATCAATTATGTGGACGCCGTGATAGCGATTTGGGACTATAAATCCCCCGATATACGCAATTTGGTGGGTCTTTCGCTAGCAGAAAACAAGCCTACCCACGTACACATAATCTAAAGGACTTGACACAACCGGAATTTGTGCAAGAATCAAGACATCAACAGGAACCCCCTTTAGGAGAGAGACATGCCCGCAACTGGCGATTGGAACGATGATTTTGAACGTAAACTGCGTGAACAAGCAGGGGTAAACCCTGACCCCCAGAAGCCGTTCAACTTTGAGCCCCCTCAAGAGGGGGGTGCAATGGTAGAAGCGCCGCGACAGGCACCGAAGGACAAAAGGATGGTCGAGGCAGCATTTGGCTTTATTGGGCTGTGCAATCAGTACCAAATGCCAAAGACTGTGGCGATCATGGGTCCAGAGGGAGGAATGGGACCGGCACCAATGAATGATGCCGACGACAATTACCTTCCAGCCCCCCAGCAGCAGGCTTACAACTACGCCTGCCAGTTCGTAATGGAATACTTTAAGCATGGATGCAGCGAATTGCCCGGACACCCAGAAATCGGACCCTTCAACCCAAAATGGGGAATCGATAGGGAAGATGACGACGGGACCGACGATGTTTCGGGAACGGGTGATTGAGGGACAGCGTAAGCAGGGGGAATGGCGCAAGATAATGAAACGTCTTGCGGCAGAAAACCCTGACCTGTCTAATGCACAAGCAGCCACTCGCGCCCGGAAGGAACTGGGCTACGAGGGCGCTGCTAGGGAAAGAGTACACTATCATAACTGGCTCAAGAAAAAGGCCGGTAATGAGACAAGATTAGAGGGTAAGCGGAGAGAGGCTAAGGTGACTTGGGAATTCGCCTTGTCTCAACTGCCTGACAAGAGTGATCCCGTTAAGGATATCAAGTGGATTCAAAACCACCCTGCCATGAGTCGCAAGTCTCGGCAGAAAAATGAAGCCACGGTCTTACTGACAGCCGAAGATATCCTTTCGCCCCCTCACGGTCAGGCCCCTTCAAGGTATGCGGCTACGTCACTCCAAACTTGGGTGAATCGTCCTGACGACTTCTTCAAGATCGTTCTCAATGAACAGAAGAAAGCGTCAAAGGAAGACGACACCATAAAGGACAAGGCAGCAGAACTAAGTATCAAGGAAATGGAAGACATGCTTGCTAGCATGGCTCCTGATAACGATGGACTTTTACAGTCAAGTCCCGAAGGATAGGGTCAAAAATCTACAGCATCGGCTCAAGCTGAATCAGCGTGCCCTCAAGGATCGTGGTTTCCAACGGGCACTAATGCACGCATGTAAAGAAGACGTGCTTTTCTTTTTCAACGCCTTCTGTTGGCTCTACGAACCACGACCCATGATTGTCAATGGCAAGAAGATGCCCATGACAATCCCTTTCGTGACATGGTGCCACCAAGACCCAGTAATTAGGGGAATTAAGGATGCTCTCGGACACAAAGACATCGGAATTGAAAAATCCCGTGGCGAAGGAATGTCTTGGATGGGTGTCATGTTTGCCGTACACGATTGGATATTCACCCCTGGGTCCAAGGTGGGTTTCGTTTCGTCTACCATGGATAAAGCCCACAAAGCCGGGGATATGGACTCGTTACTTGAAAAAGCCTATTGGGAAATCAAAAAACTACCTGACTGGATGACAGGTTTAGAGGATGAATCAGGGAGGGACATGTCTTGTGATTGGCAAATTAAAATTGCAGAACACATTATCCACCATCGCGGTCGCAATTCACTCATATCTGCCGCCGCCGCAGTCGGAGGCGCTGGTCGTGGCGGTCGATACACTTGGTATCTTATGGATGAACTATCTGAGTGGGATCGCGGCCCTGATGATCGTGTTATGGCTTCTACTCAGCAAGCTACCAACAGTCGTCTCGTCGTTGCTACTCCCCTGGGGAATGAGGGTGCTTATTATAAGTTCATGCACGCTCCATCTAATGCAGCAAAGTTTGAATTAGATTGGAAGATGAACCCCACAAGAAACAGGGGGTTGTACAAACTGGAGCATGGAAAGCCAGTCCCATGTGACCCAAGCAACCCCCTTCCTAAACACTACAACCCACCCACCAAGGAAATACGTGACTTATTTGCTAGACTAACTTCTAAGGGTTTTAGGCTCAACAAAGGTTTCCGTTCCCCATGGTACGACCGAGAGTGTGACCGTGCTGACTCGACCCCGCAATCTATCGCACAGGAACTTGACCGTGACTACGGCGGTTCGATGGTGCGACTATTCCAAGCCGACTTCTTTGAAGTTGCCGAGAAATCAGCGTGCGATCCAATCATCCGAGGGGAAATGAAAATAGACGACGACTTGAATGCGACTTTCTTAGAACAGTCGGACGGGCCTATGAAGCTATGGATGCCGCTGGATTCAAAGGGAGAGCCGCGAAAGCACCAGTATGTAGTGGGGGCGGATATCGCTACTGGAATCGGGGGCAGTTTTTCATCAAACAGCGTTATTCAAGTCATCGATCTAATTAACAGAGAACAGGTCATGGAGTATGCGGTCAACACCATGGAACCTGGGGACTTTGCCGATACCGCTATTGCTATTTGCCAGTGGCTAGGCAACGCATATCTTATCTGGGAAACCAATGGCGTAGGTCAAGCATTCACCAAGCGAGTCAAGGAGCAGCGGTACAGTAATTTATACCGTATGCGTTCCCTTACGAAGACAACCAAGGACAAGACGAAGAACATCGGTTGGGTGACTTCCGCAGGATCAAAGAACCTTCTTTTCTCAGACTTCATTATGGAAGTACGCACAGGCGGCGTAAAGATACATTCGCGTGACCTTATCAGGGAATGCGGACAGTATATTCGGGATGCGGGTAAAATCGTCTACTTAATGAGTGCGGACGATAAGGCTCTCGGTGGAGAGGAACACGGAGACAGGGCTATGTCCTTCGGTATGGCTGTTCAGGCCATGAAGGACAGGCCCTTGTTCCACGACGATAAAACATCAACCCCGGAACATGAAGTTCCGTATGGCTCGTTAGCATGGAGGCAACAGCAGTGGGCAGAGGAAGATTCGATGCAGGCGGAGGAACAGGAAATGGAATTTTGGGAATTGTTGGAGCGAGGGAACGGGGCGCTGAGCCTCCAGTAGAGTCCAGAAAAAAACCAATAGACGAACTTCCACGGAGAGGCATTAAGACAATTTGGAATTCCTGGGTGTCAGACCCCAAGAATCTTCATCACCTGTCCATGGATGCAAAGAGAGTGTGGGGAGTGTTAGAGTGGTGTGGAGTAGAGGAGAAGCCGCGAGCAGTGGCAGAGGCTCTACAAATACACCCGAAGGATGCGGAGGAACTGTTGGTGGGTGTGTTATTTGATGAACATCCCGCCATGAAGCGTATGCGGCATTACGGACTGCCGCGATCCCACTCAGCAGTTCTCCCTGATGAAACAACTTTGCGTTGCATTAAGTGTGGCTCACGCATGGGCGAAGTGCCCTGCATGTCCTGCACACATGAGCGTACTGAATTGACAGCCGCGACAGATCAACCCAGCTTACCAGAATGTGATTCTCCAATAGAGTACCTTCCGGGTACTCCTGAGAAAATCCAAGTCATGGCGAAAAGGGCTGAGGCTGGCTTTTCGGTATTCCATACGGGCGATGCCCAAGGGAAAAAGAATGTTTGAAGAAAAAGAAACAACGGATGGTTTCGAGGAACGTGGTATTCACGAGAGACTCAGCACTGCTGTTGCAAATTCATATCGTAAACTAGAGACGTTCCGTCACACCAACAGGCTTTTAGTAGAAGAATACACTGGCCCATCCTATGGCCAGCTAAAGCGTCAAGACAAATACCTTAACAAACTGCACCAAGCCGTAGACGCTTACACGATGTTATTGGCCGCAAACCGGCCTAGGGTTATGGTAGAGACTCGGTTCCCTCAACTGCGTCCCTTTGCACACCACTATGGTATCGCCCTAAATAACTTAATCGAGGAAATCGGCCTGGAATTCACTATTCGTCAGTGGGTTATGGATGCCTTCTTCTCGGTGGGTGTGATTAAGACTCACTTGGCTGACTCTGGCCTAGTGGAAATTCAACCTGACCGATGGATGGACCCAGGCACACCTTTTGCCTCTAACGTATCCTTGGATAATATGGTGTTTGATATGTCTGCCTCTAAGATTTCAGAAATGAAGTTTGTGGGCGATATGTATCGCATTCCGTTTGCAGACCTAAAGGCTGGTGTGGAAATGGGCATGTACGACGAGAATGTAGCTGCGGACGTTACCCCTACATCTAAGTCTACTGCTACCGACGACCAAGACCGATTGGACGCTATTGCAGCCGGTGCAGAAACAGATGACGATGAATTTGAGCCAATGGTGGACTTGGCTGATATTTGGATTCCCCGCGAAGGCAAGATATACACGTATATTGTCCAGAATCGCGGAGCCTTCAAAATTGAAAGCCGACCAATCGCGGAAATGGAGTGGGACGGTCCTGAACATGGCCCTTACCATATCCTGGGCTTTAATGATGTTCCTGATAATATCATGCCTGTCGCTCCTGCTTCGCACCTTATTTCTCTTGATCGTATCATTAACATTGTTATGCGAAAGCAGGCGAAGCGGGCAAGGAACCAAAAGAAGAACCTTGTCTACAACCCCGCAGGACAGCATGACGCCAAGCGACTCCGTGCATCCAATGACGGAGAGCAAATCCGAGTAGATGATACGCAGAACATCAGCACAGTCGAGCAAGGCGGCATTGATGGCCCCAACCAAGCCTTCTTGGGGGAATTGCTTGAGCAGTTCGATGTTATGGCGGGCAACTTGACTGCCCTTCTTGGTCTTGGTGCCCAGGCGGATACAGCCAAGCAAGAGCAGCTTATCCACGACGCTGGATCAAAGAAGGGCTCTCAGATGCAGTATCGGGTTCTGGATGCTACTCGTCGCCTAATCAAAGACCTAGGGTTCTTGCTATGGCAAGATGAATTCAAAGTCTTAGCGGCTGAGGAATCTGTCGAAGGTCATCCAGATATACGATTTGACGCTACTTGGCGTCCTGGCGACCGGGAAGGAAACTTCCAAGACTACAACATCGACATCAACGTATTCTCGATGGCCTATCAGTCACCAACCCAGCGGGCACAGTCGCTCTTGGGTATGCTTGAGCGAGTCTACTTCCCCGGTGCTGAAATGATGATGCAGCAGGGTGGGACGATTGACTTTAAGGCTCTGACTAACACTCTCGCAGAGCTTACCAATCAGCCACGACTCCACGATATCGTGAAGTTTGGTCCGGTTGAAATGCCTAAAGATCAGCCAGCCATGACGCTGGATGGACCAATGAACACTGGTCCGCGAGAGCAAATACGAAGGAATATTCCGACCGGGGGAACACCCGAACATCGGAACATGGTTAAACAACAGCAATGGATGGGCGGTGGGCAAGTGAACCCACAACAGGCCCAATCCATGGCACACACAAGGGCATAACGGATGTACACATTTTTCAGGGAAGACAACAACGAAGAAATTCAAGTAGACTGGTCAACCATGATGTCTAAGGACAGTATGGGGTATATCACCCTGGAGGATGGTGTTAAGGCTAGGGAAGATCGGTCTGAGTGGAGTGGAAGGATTGCTAGTAATGACATTAAAGATAACGAAGCGTATATTAAGCAAACTGAATTCCTCTCCGACTCGATGGGTTTCCCGGCACACCAATATGAAGAATTTGAAGCAGATCGCCAGCTTATGGGCTTTAATAGCATCGAATTCATCAGAGAACCGGACATTCCCTTTTATCAAGTCAAGGGAGAGTCTGGAAAAGAGTGGAACCGCTACATGAAGCATCGCGGATTCTTTGACAAGAACCGACACGACAAAGGATATACACCATCTGCCAAGGAGCTGGAGGATGGCAAAAGACTCATACTAAGGGCTAATGATAGCTAAGGAACAATAATGGCAACGCTTACTTATCACATGAAGCTGGAAGACGAACTTCCACTAACCGTCGGCAATGATAATATTTATGATGAAGTGTCTGCTTCGCTGCTGGGGGACGTGGTTGGAAATTCGCTTGTCGCTGGCGCAACAACGCCACCTGGAACGCTAGGTCAATCCTGCGCTCCGGCTAGCGCAGGCACAAGGTGTGCGGCAGATACAGTTAGCCGCACTTCGACAAGCCCGCTAGCTTTTAACTATTGGTTTCATATAACTGATTACACTACCCCATTTTACATAAGCAGCAATTGGAGGCCGACCACTGATCCAATTGGGACTAACATCCTTATCGCCAGTGCTACTCAGGTAACAATTAAGAGTGCAGGAACTTCTGGTACGATCACTTTGGATAGTGCTATGCCGACAAGTCAGTGGTTTATGTTTACCTTGACTAGGGACTCTAGCAACGAATGGACGGTGTTTATAGATGGGGTGGAACATTCCAATAATGTCACCATCAATCAGCAGCATCAGGTGCAGTATTTCCTTAACAATGCTAGTTTTTCATCTAACAACACCGACTACGAAGTTGCCGATTTTAGGTTTTACAGTTCGGATTTGACCACCGAAGAAATAGCAACGCTCTTGACAGAGGGGGCTTCTGGGGTTGGGAGAATTAGACCACCTGGACGGGCGGTCGGTCGGTCCCCAGGTCGAACTGCGACCAATTTGACTTCATAAACCTAAAGTTTTAGTTGACAGAGTGGAAATCTATGGTAATTTCCCTACAACACCTTTTCACGGAGGCCAAGGATGGCAAAAGACTTAGAGTCGGTCGAGCCAGAAGAAGAAGGCAAGATCGAGCTGACTGATCGGGAACTGGCCATTATTGATGGCAAAGACCCAGATTTCCCAGAAGAAGACAACAACCCAGTAGAGGATAAGGGCGATCCGCCAGCAGGTGACGATCCCCCGCCCTCGCGTGAACAACCCCCTTCCGATGAGGAATTGGCGGCTGAGGAGAACGAAGTAGATGTCTCCGAGGAGCCAGAGCCAGAAGAAGGGCCAGAGTGGGTGACTGATGAAGTTCGGTCGCTAGCTTATTCCTACGGAATGTCTGAAGATGATCTGAAGACGTTTGGTGGGGTGGAAGACTTCGAGAGAACTGGGCGACTTCTAGACAAACGCCTGACCCAGCAAGTCGAACTTCCCCAGGAACAGGAAGAACCCCGCTTTTCCTATGCAGAATGGGAACAGCTAATGCGTCAGCAGGGTGCTTCCCAGCAGCAAGAGCCTACTCCCCCAGGTGGCCAACTTGCTGATGATACTCCTGGAGTAACGCTAGACCCCAAATATTACAAGGACAATGATTTCGATGATGACACTATGCGTATCGTCGAAACTGCTGCCAAGACAGAACAGAAGGTAGCACAACTTGAGGCGTATATCGCACAGCAAAGAGAAGCTGAACAGCAACGTGCGTATCAACAAGAAATCAACGACTTCCACAGTGCAGTGGACAGATACAAGCCTGAATTCTTCGGTGAAACAGTTACCGAGAAGGGCGAGTATGTCAGACTTGCTCCTGAAAATCAGGAGAAGCGAACGAAACTGTACAATGAAGTTGCTAAGATCGCCCAGGGCATACATATGTCTGGGCAAGCTATGCCAACTTATGACGTACTTGTACGACGTGCAGCGGGCGTAGCATTTGCGGAGGATTTTGCGAAAGAGCAGCAGGAGCAGTACGCGAGTAGGATTCAAAAGCAATCCCGCCGACGCCGTGCTGTTTCGGGTAAAGCCGGTTCTGCCTCTCCTAGCAAGCCTCAACCCCAGACTGTTGAAGATATTGTGAACGATCCTGAAATCGAAAGCTTTTGGGTGAACGCACAAAGAGAGAATGGAGTGGATTACTCATAATCTACTCATGTAGTGCGTCGGAGCCGCACTGGAACTAACAAAGGAGTGTTACGATGGCTCTTACGCCTGACCAAATCGACGATCTTGTATCGTTGACGCTCAATCGCTTTAAGCGACACAAATGGACTGACATTTCTCTTGACTTGCAAGAGTATGTACACAGTACCATCATGTCGAAAAAGAGCGTGACCGAGCGTGGTGGACCGAAGATTTCCTTCCGTGTCCAGCACAAAAACACTGGGAATGCCCGGTTGTCTGGTTTGTTCGATACCGATTCGACTATGGTCGATGATGTCATGCTGACTGGTGAAGTGCCTTGGTCAAAGACGACCAGTTCTTTTGCCTATGACGTAGACGAAGACTTGTTCCAAAGTGACCGTGAAACGATCATCAAGGAATTGAAGGTTCGTGAGCATGATGCCATGAATAGCTTGGCAGAATTGAACGAAGAAAAGCTATGGTCGGAACCGACTAACAGTTCTGACACTAGCCCTCTCGGAATCCCTTACTGGATTCAAAAATCCACCACCGAAGGCTTTAATGGTGGCAATCCTTCTGCACACAGTTCGTCTGGTGCGGCTGGCATTGACTCGGATACCTACACCAATTGGCGTAACTATACCTTTGGTTACGATACCGTTGGCGTGAATGATATGGTCAAGAAGGTGAAAAAGGCTATCGCCTACACCAAGTTCATGGCTCCTCATCCACACCCTCAGTTGGGTTACGGTAATGCCGAAGCATACCACATCTACACCGTGTACTCGGTGCGTGACGAACTAGAGCGTATCGCTGAATCGCGTAACGACAATCTAGGTTCGGACGTTGCTAAGTACATCAACAAGGTGACGATTGCTGGTATCCCTGTTGACTGGGTTCCTTACCTGGATAACAACGACACCCAAAATCCCGTCTACGGCGTCAACTGGAAAGTATTCCGACCGTTCGTCAAGAAGGGTTGTAATGGCCGACGAACTGGACCATTCCGTTCCGCAAAGCAGCACACGGTACGCGAAGTCCACATCGACACTTGGTATAACTACTGCTGCGTCAATCGACGAAACACCTTTGTTGGTCGCTTGAACTAAAAAAGCCCCTCCCTTCGGGGAGGGCATTTACTAGGAGAATTAGATGTTTGGATTACTTCCTAACAACCTGTATATCGGCCATGCTGCTTCTGAGGGAACGGGAACTTCTGACAATTCCCACCAACTTAGTCCACGCATCTGGTCGCAGGTGAAAACAGGCGGTATGGCTACTGACCACAAGAATTCGGGCCGATTTGTCGGTGACGATTTCATGTTGGCACCTGCTGTTTCTGGGGCTTCTACAGCGGCACAGAACGGCTATGGTATCTACTCTGGCACCGGCGATGCAATCGCCTCGTCAGCCACCGATACCGATGGGGTGTTGACCCTTACGACTGCTGCTACCGATAACAACGAAGTATGGATTACTTCGGGTGCAAATACGGGCGTATTGGGTTCCATCCCTGCTGATTCCGCAACTGGAAAGATGATGGCTTTTGAAGCTAGAGTCGCTGTTTCTAGTGTTACGGATTGTGCTTACTTTGTGGGTCTTGGCCCTACTGCTGGTGCTGGTAACAACGGCAAAGCTGATAACACTGGTGCTATAGCGGATTCTGCCCACTTGGGCTTTGATTCCGAGACTGGCACTCCAACTGCTCTCGATGTCATCAATATGAAGGCGTCTGGAACGAAGGAAGAAATTATCACTGGCGCTCACACTTTGACCGCAAGTGCTACCACCTTCATCAAGGTTGGCTTTGTCTATAATCCTGCTTTCCCGGAAGCGAAGCGGATTAAGTTTTATATCAACAATATCGAGCAATCGACTTATGCTACGCATGACCACATTGCCGATACTACCAATTTTCCAGGCGGTGTTGCCTTGGCATTTAAGGCTGGTGTTAAAACTGGCGCGGGTGCTGCGGCTGCTTTAAGCATCGACTGGTGGGCCTTCTATCAGGCCGACAATTAACGGGCTGGGTTGCCTGTCGCGGCTGTCGCTCTTGCTCCGTGGGGCGGCAGTCGCATTTTTATACTCTCACAGAGCGAGTGAATTCGTAACGGAGCGAAGAAATGGAATTCATGCACCGGGATGATTATAACGCCATTGTTAATATCATTGGCGATATGCCCAAGCAAGTAGAAGAAGAATACTTAACCCGTATTCGCATGAAACATAGAGGCGGTACAACTGGCCGCATGGGAATAGACGGTATCGTGGCTATGCTGCGATTTTTGAAGTTTGAGCCACCAGAAGTGGTTGGCAGCCAGAATCACCGAACGGATTGGCGGGTTATTGAACAAGGGTCAGCGGTCACGGTTTTTTGTGACAATAAAGAAAAGACTGCTGAATTTGTAACGTGTACTGCGGCTGGGATGCTAGCAATTAGATTCCCGGACGAGACATTCATATACGAATTTCCAACCCACTCAGTAAAGCTAGTCGAAGTCAATGTCCCAGAGGATTTAGACTTAGACAGCTTAATGGTGGACGATGTTCCACTTGACGCCCGACAAGCCAGCTTTGAAGAAGAAGAAGTAGAACAACTTCCATCCCTCTCCCTGGAAAATGATTGGGGAGCAGTTGAGAAGGGTTCACCTGTCCTATTCGGAGAAGACGAAGACCAGCACGAAGCAGAATTTGTTTCCGTTGGGCCAAGCGATTTTGAAGTCACTATTATGACTAAGAGTGGCGACGAAATTACCCTACCGGAAGCAGCGGTTAGTATTAAGGGCGATTAAAATGCTTGTAATGTCTTCGGCATTAGAGAGTGAAACCGGCGATCTTTCGTCAGTTTTCAATGTTACACAAGTTTGTGAATTGACCTTTTCGGTCCAAGGGACAATCAGTTCCGGTTCCGTAGACATCCAATTTAGCCCCAATAACGGCGACGATTGGTATGTTCTCGATTCAACAAACCTTAGCTTTTCCGCAGTTGGCCAGGGGGTGGCAGACTGGGGGGAGTGCCAAATACGCGCGGCTGGCAACGGCCTTTCAGGATCAAATGTAAAAGTTTGGATCGGCGGTACATACGTCCACGGTCCACAGTAATCAGGGGGTAATATATGCCTACTATCGCTACTTCGCTCCCTGAACTTCGTAACGAAATATCATTCTTTATCGGCCACGGTAGAGACTACGATAAAGCAGATGCAGTTCAGAAGCGAGACATAGACCTTAGTCTCGAAACTGGGCTGCTTTGGTTTTATACGTGCTTTAGTTCGACTAAAGGACGCCATGTCTGGTCCTTCCTGCAAAAGGAATGGATAGTAGACATTGTGGCAGATGATCGAATTATAGCTTTACCAGATGACTTTTCAGCCCTAGCGGGCGAAATTACATTCGATTACCAGAGCGATGACCACTCACTGGGGGTGGTAGATGAAGGTGCGATGCGTTCGCTCTACTCGAAAAGGCATAAGACCGGAACGCCCCAATATGCCTCTATTCGCGGTAGAACCCCTTCGGAAGGTAATCGAAGTCGTTACGAAATGCTTCTTTACCCGATCCCTGATGCAGCTAAGACTCTACGTCTCCGCTATCAGGTTGAGCCGAAGTCTTTGAGTGACGATAACCCAACCCCCCTTGGTGGGTCGCTCCACTCGATTACTGTTCTCGAAGCATGTCTCGCAGCAGCCGAGAAACGCATGGACCCGGAATCCTCTCCTGGGTATCACATGCAACTGTTTACTCAGGCTCTCGAATCTTCGATTGACGCAGACCGTGCCCTTCAACGAGCGAATGAAGGGGAGGGGGCAGTGTGGGATGACGCACTGCTGGAACGCAATACGCTGGAAGTTACAAAGGGGTATCTGAAAGCAAAGATTGGCGATGCTCTGGGATACGGCCCAAATCCTTCCGCCTGGAACCACGGTCAGTTGACCGAAGTTACAGAGGCGTTACGGTCAGGTCTGCGATACTTTTACAATCCACCCATACTCCCTGAAGACACAACCCCTCACGCTTGGTCCTTCTTGACTCCGGTTGCAAAGCTAAATATAGGAAATAGCGTGTCCAGGTACGATTTGCCAGATGATTTTTCGATGCTTGAAGGCGGTTTCACTTACGACTCCGTTACTTCTAATTTCTTCCCGCCAATTGTTGTTATGGGCGAGGAGGATATACGATATCGACTCCAGAGGGACGAAGTTACATATCGCCCTGCCTGGGCAGCGATACGTGTCAAGAAGACACCGGAAACGGTAGGGACACGGTGGGAAGTGGAATTCTACCCCGCCCCCTCCGAAGACTACACTCTGAAATATCGGTATCGCTTTAATCCCCTGCAACTAAAAGACGATGCAGCATTGCCTATGGGTGGACAGCCCCACGCCCAGACAGTGCTAGAAGCCTGTCTATTTGCGGCTCAAGGGGCACACTCCAAGGGGGAGGGGAGCGAGCAGAAGTTTATGAATTGTTTACGGCAGAGTGTCGGCCATGACCGTGCTGCTGCTTGTCCAGATAATCTAGGCTACTCTTTCGACTCTACCGCGAGTGGAGACGCAATGAACAGCCTTTACGATTACGACTTGAGCGTAGTTACCCACAAACAAGGGTTATTTTAATGTCTGAAGAACTAGAAGTGGGTGCCCGCCTCAAATTTGCTAAAGGAAAGAAATCGGAAGACGTTTCTTTTGGAAGCGTCATTTTGGATGTTTCTGGCAGTGAATATGTGACTGGGACATTTACCCCTTCGGGCACTTCTGCGGAAGCAATCCCCATGGGTGGTGTTAATAGCATTGGGTACATATTGGTTAGAAATTTGGATGCAACTAATTATGCTGACTTGCATAATGGAATGTCCGGGACTTTGACGGTAAGGGTCGGGCCTGGAGAAATAGCATTATTCAAAATGACGACAAGTGGAACCCCATATATCACTAGCAATACTGCTGCCACTGCAATTGAATATACATTTATCGAGGCATAAATGAGCGAAGAACTAAGTGTTTCCACTGGCTTGCGATTCGTCAAAGGCGAAAGGGAATTAGAAAAAAGCTATGCTGGCGTCATGTTAGACGTTTCTGGTTCAAATTATTTCCAGGGAAACCAGACAATACTGACTTCCGCCACCGTCGTAAATATCGGTGCAGTTGCTTCAATTGGCTATATTTTGGCTAAAAACCTTGATAGCACAAATTACGTCAGCTTCCACAATGGTTCTGGTGGCGCATTAACCGTGGAACTGCCGCCCAAAGGGTCGGCGCTGTTCAAACTTGCTACCAGCGGCACATTGTATGCCACGGCAAATACGGCGACAGTGGAAATAGAATACACAGTCATATCAGCGTAAGGGAAAGAAATGAGCGCTCACAAACTACAATATGAACTTAGTCAACATGCCGGTAAGAATGTCGTTAATGACCCAGGTGCGGCTGGCGTAATCCCAGTAAACCAGTCTGGGGGCTTAGCGGTTCTAGAGTCAACTACAACATACTCAACTACACTTGCTGACGAATTCCCCTTAGGGTTTACCTGGACTGCTATAAATGCCGCTGGTGGCGCTTTGGTCATTGCGGACGCAAATCAAGGTGGAGCAGTTGTAACATTGGCCGATGGCGAGGGGGCGCAATTTATGTGTACCAAAAACGCTGCCGGAACGAAATTTTGGAAAGGCACTATCTTTGGCGATAGCCTAACCTAAGCTAGGAGAAAAAAATGAGTGGACATAAGTTAGGGTATGAACTTACCCAACACAATCAGTACAAGATGCTTTCCGACACTGGCACAGATGGTGGGACTATCCCTTTCGGTGTTGGTGGCGAGTGGATCAAAGTTAATTCGTCCGGCAACGGTGAGTCGCGGGTTCTCCCTGATCCCACTGGCCTTCCTCTCGGGTACACGCTTTACGTTGTTGAGGCAAGTGGCTACACCGATTTGGAACTGCAAGACCCCAATGATGCCGGTGCTGTAGCCACCCTTGAGAATGGCGAAGTGGCAATGTTGGTTGTGTCTTGGGACGCAGACGATAGCGAAAACCAATGGCGTGGCGTAGTCCTCAAGGAAAACGTCAGCTAGACTTAACGGAAGTGAGTGATGGCCGAAGTTCGTGACATCCCCATCAAATTCCCCACGAAGGGGCTTGTTAAGCGTTTCGGCTATTCTCATCAACCACCCGAAACCACAGCCTACTCCCTGAACATCTATCCCTATGAATGGGAGACGGGAAGGGAAAGGGGTGGTGTTCGCCCAGGGATCGCTGCTGGTTATTCAATCGGCAGTGATCCTTCTGCGTGGTGCGAGGCTACGTGGAGAGTAAGCGGCGGCGGCTCCTCAAGGGGTGTCGCTGTAGCCACTAAAAGCGGTACTTATATTAGCACCGGGGCCGGTTATACGGGTGTCATTGCTGGTGCGTCTGGATCGGACTTTATGTCCTGTACGGTGTATGGCGATTGGCTAGTTCAGGGAGACCTGGGTGCATTGGACATCAAGGTTCGCAATCTTTATGAAAGTGAATCTGGCGATCTAACTAACGGGTCGGATGAAGATGTTTTTCCTGGACTTACCAGAGCAGGAACCGCCCCCACCAATTGTGCTTTAGTGCAGCGGTGGAACGACCGCCTTATGGTGGCTGCTGACAATGACAATCCCCACGCACTTTACGCCTCAAAGATGGGAAACATCATAGACTGGGACTTCTCTGATGTATCCCTTTCGGGTGCTTGGTCTAGTACGGGTTCCGAGGGTGGGCAGATTGGGGAACCAATCACCGCCCTCATACCGCACAACAAAGACTGCCTGTTAATTGGCTGCACGGACTCCCTGTATGTCATGCGTGGAAACCCACGGGCCGGTGGTCACTTGTACAATCTGTCTGAGAAGATTGGGCCAATCCAGCACTCAGCATGGACGAAAGACGGGGCTGATACGACATGGATGTTGACACGCCACGGACTGTGGAAGATGCCGCCTGGATGCGGTCAGCCCCCCGTCTCTGTTTCAAGGGAAATTTTGCCTGATGACCTTAACGGTTTAGACCCAACGGTTTCCGGTTCTAAATTTTCGCTGGCTTATGACGAAAGATTCCGGGGTCTCCATATTATGGTGCTTACGGGGTCGGAAAGAATCCAATACTTCTATGACCTGCAAAATGGCGGGTTCTGGAAGCAAGACCTTGGGTTTGACATGAGGCTTGCTGCTGAATTGAAATCTATTGGCGTTGGCGATAAATCTGCCTGTCAATTTATGACTGGTAGCAGCACTTACGATTTTTCACTAAGTAACACTTCAGAGAACATCGATAGCGAACTTTGGTTAGGCCCATTCGCCATCGCAGATCAAGGAACGACCGGCATACTTGCCTCTGTTCAGGCCGTATTGGGCGAAGATTCAGGTAACGTAGCTTGGTCTTTGTACGTCGGAGACTCACCCCAGGAAGCGTTTAACGGAAATCGCTCCTACTTGGGTAGTAACTGGACGCGAAAGGGGCTAAATCACCGACAGTATCCCCGCACAAGGGGTACGGTTTTTTTCATTAAACTTGAAGATGTCGCCAACAGTCGATGGACTGTAGAAGAAATACTGGCGAGAGTATCAGCTACCGGAGCAAGGCGGGTTTCAGGTGAATAATGGGAATAGAATTAGATAGTGGGGCATTTTCTGCCTCAGATTGCGTAGATACCAATGACCTTGCAGCAGCCATTCAGAGGCTCCTCTCCCTACTCGGCAATCCAGGCGATGGCGGGCCGTTTGAGCCACCTTACTACGACCCCAGTGACGGAAAGTGGTACTACCCAAGTCCCGGTGGCCCAGTTGAAATTCCTGGCGGCGGAACTGGCGGCGGCGAAGAAGGCCCGCAAGGACCGCAAGGACCGCGAGGCCCACAAGGTTCAAAGGGTGAAACAGGGGGTACTGGTGAACAAGGAATACAAGGAGAGCCAGGAATAGAGGGGCCGGAAGGACCGCCAGGGCCAGCAGGGCCACAAGGGACTCCAGGTCTGCCGGGACCGCCAGGGCCAGCAGGGCCTCCAGGTGACGGGGGTGGGGATGATGAACATATTTCAGTTACGGTAGTTAAATCAATAGATTCTGCTGATTTGATATTAGATGGAAATTTGTGTTGCGAAGTTAAGTACTCAATAATCGGCCTGCAAGTTTGGGACACCGGCACTGGTAGCACCGGCAGAACCGCATCAGGGTCTTGCGTGCCAGTGGAGACATGCTAATGGTTGATGCACTGAAAGAATTAGGAACCGGAAGCGGTATATTGTTTGCGAATGAGGCGGGAGACAGTCTCTACAAGGGGGATACTGATGACGACACAATTGAAGACAGTAAATGTTGCTGCATGACGTGTCAGGAGTGTTGCCCCCCCGACCCCGCAGATATGATTATCGAAGGCTTTTTGGTTACTATTACTGGTGTAGAAGACGGGCACGATGAGTGTAGTTCATTAAGCCCGGATTGTGGAACATTGAACACAAGTTGGTATGTTACAAACACAAACACGGCTGCCAACAACTGCGGAAGCGGGTCGGTGACACCCGATCCAATTTGTTTTTTTGGAAACCCAGATTTACCCTTCCCGTATTATGAGGAATACCCAGTTTCCATAGCCGCTGCACAAGAATGCTGGACGATGGAAGACCCAACGAACCCACCCGACCTTATTGAAGTGTTTAGAGTATCCGCGTCATGCACTATGGATGGCTCCTCTCTTGCGTGCGAGGGATTTTCGGATGAACTTCCGCAAGCCTGCACGGGGGTTCATGGAGAAATCCAAACAGGCGGCGGTGGAGACAATAGGTGTAATTTTGACGGGGCAGAAATAAGAGTAGTTTCAGTTTAGGAGTAAAAATGTCGGAGCAAAAATGCGGCATGGAAGTGCAGAAAATTATTCGTGGCGGAAGCAAGGATAACTGGTACTCTCATAGTTGTGAAAAATGCAAATTGGTATGGGTGGCTCCAATGGACACCCATGAAGGGTTTGTTTGCAGGGAAGAATTCAGAGGAAGATACGAGAAGGGTTGCAAGCACGTCGGTAAACAACGCTTCGACCATGAAGGAAACCCGGATACAGTGGAATGCGAGTGCAAGAAAAAAAACATACGATACGAAATATACGAATGCGATAAGCACAAGCGTTGCCTGCCCACAATGAATGCAAGCAACACAATGTTGCATCGGTGGAATCATAGAGAAGAAAGCAAAATCTACAAGTCCTGCCAGGACTGCCCAGACTACGAGAAAAAATAATGGCCGACCATACAATAACGCTGTACACAATATACCAAGAAGACGATAAGGGAAACCGTCAGACTTCAATTCGTGGCGACCAAACTGTAACTGTTTCAACCCCGTTAGCGGAACACAGCCTTCACAAGGAAGTTGCGTCTGGCTCTGTTGAGTCTACGACTTTGTGGGACTTCAACGGGGGGACTGATGCCGCCGCAGCTATTGTCGGAGACAATATAGATACTTTGTTCATCTTCGCTGACGGTGATATTACAGTTAGCATAAACGATGTCTCTACTGGCACACCAACATTTTCCTACGTGCTTTCAACTGAAAGTTATGTTATCTGGCACAATTTAATGCTTGGGGTAACAAACCCCTGGGATAGTCAAACTATCAACGACATTTATTTCAAAAATACATCGGGCAGC